GGAGATCAATCCCCTGGCGATCATTCCGGGGACGCATAAAAAGGCCATTGTGCGGAACGCCAAGGCCAAGATGATCGAGGGCACGTTCGACAAGCTCCAGGATATCCTGCGGAGCGTATTCCTTGTGCCAGGGTACGTGAAGGACCTGGGCGGATCTGCCGAAGAGAACGAGGTGGACGAAAGGGAGCTTCATCGCCTGGCCGCCGCAGGCAAACTCCTCACATTCTGGGAATTCGCCCGGGTCCTGATGAAGGCGATGGACTATTACAACAAGGAGCGGTCCCACCGCGGGGTGCTCAAGGAATGGAAGGGCCGGCCAAAACCAAAGCAGGCCACCCCTATGGATGCCTTGCGGGTCTGCTATGCTGCGGGCTGGCGGCCCGGGCCGGTCTCCAGGGAGGCTATTGACCTTATCTTTTTACCTCGCGCCCGGCGCACCGTGGACCGCGGGCGTATCACCTTCCAGAACGAATTCTACGAGCATGAGACCCTGGTGGGGCTCAACGGAACGCGCGTGGAGTGCCGGCATGATCCCCTCGACCCGGGCTGGGTCATGGTCTTCCGCGACGGGCGCTATCTCTGCACGGCCAAGCCGGTTGAGTACAGTTCCATGAAAGACCGAGAACTGGCTTCGCGCAAGATCGCGGAGAAGGCCCGGATCCGCAAGGGTTTCATCAATGAATACAGACGCTACACCTCGGGGATCCCCGATTTCAGGCGGTTCTCCGAGGTGCCCGCCGTTGAGAAAGCCGCCGCCCTGATCGGCAAGGACAGGAAAAAGCGGCTGGAGGAACGGAAAGAGGTATCCGCGCCCTCGGATGAAGAGGTCCTGTCCGGCGTGGAGCGGATAGAGAATTACCGCCCCGCCCCCATGCGGCCCATATTCGCCTCAAAATGGGACCGCTACCGCTGGATCCTGGAACAGGAGGCTGAAGGTCACGGTCCGGCCGATGAGGACCTGGAATTCAAGGCGGATTTCGAGGCATCGATGGATGAAGATGCGCGGGATTATTGGCAGGTTTACAAGGAAGGTTTGGCGATGCAGGAGGCTGTCAAATGAGAGACGTATTTATATCTACGCAGAATTACCAGCGGTTTGAGGATGTTTTCAATGATCTGGCGGCCAACCGCTACGGTGTGGACATGGCCGCAGTGATCGGCCGCGCGGGCCGCGGGAAGACCACGGCCGGGGAGCGGCTGGCAACACAGTTTCCGGATGCCATTTATGTGCGGCCCCTGGATTTCGGGTCCCCGGTGGCGGTTCTCCGCGAGGTGGCCTTTGTCCTGGGCGGGGTGAGGCCCCGGAACACCACTGCCTGCTATGATGTGCTCAAGGCCGAACTGACCCCGAACCACAGCGCGATCATCGTGGACGAGGCCGATCGGCTGGGGCTCAAACACCTGAACGTGCTCCGTGACATTTCGGATCACTTCACCATCCCCGTGATTCTGGTGGGAGAGGAGCCCCTGGCCGGCAAGCTGCGCCAGGAGCGGCGGCTGCACTCGCGTCTGCGTGACACGGTTGCCTTCGGACCCATCACGCCCAGTGACGTGCTCTATTTTTACCGCAAGTCTCTGAGCCAGGCCATCACGCCGGACCAATCCAGGAAACTTGCCCGCCACGCAGAGGGCGATTTCCGCCTGGTCATCAAGGACGCCCTCAGGGCGGAGCGCATCCTGGCCGCAAGCGGCCTTCGCGAGATAAACGACCAGGTGGTTGAGGAGGTATGCAAGTAATGTACCACACAGGCCTTGCAAACAGGCTCAGGGAGGCGGCCAGGAGGCTTGGTACCTTCGGCCCGCGCGAGCTGGCGGATGAAATGGGCGTCCGGTCTTACAGCGAAGCGGCCAGGGTACGCGACGCGCTCCGGGACTTTCGGCGGCGGGGTGAGGTCATTCACCTGGCCCGCGGAATCTGGACATATTGCGGCAAGGAGCATGCCGGCAGGGGCAAAGGGGTCCGTGAAAGGATTTACCGGGCCATGTATACGAAGAAGATTTTCTCCGTCCGGGACCTGACACTGCTCACCGATGCCGACGAGAGCTATATCCGGGTGTTGATTCGCCGCCTTGAAGAGGCGGGCCGTGTCCGCAGGGTAGGCCGCAGGCCCCTTAACGGGACCCGCAGGAAAGAGACCGTGTTCGGCCTGCCGGATCCGGACGGGTTTTACCTGGAGGTCGTGAAGGGGTCATGAAAAACGCAATGAGAATCGATCGGCAGCGCCGGGGTCTCCTGGCCAAGGTCCACATCGCCGTCAAGGACCTGTGCATCGACGACGGCACCTACCGCGACATCCTGCGCCGGGAATTCGGCGTGGCGTCCGCCGCGGCCCTCAGCAACCGGGAGCTGGAGAGCCTGATCCGGTATTTCCGCGGCAAGGGCTGGGAGCCGAAACGGGCGAAAGACGCCAAAAAGCCCGACCGGGCCGGGGCCCTGCGCGAGCGGGCACAGGGGTTGGCCGGGGAAATGGATATGAGCGAAACCCGGTTCCGCGGGCTCTGCCGGAGGATCTGCGGGACGGACCGGCTGGAGTGGTGCCGGGACGCCGCGGCATTAAAGCGGCTCCTGGCCGTAATGGGCAAGATCAACCGGCAGCAATAGGAGAAAAATATGCAAAGGGATCGACAAGGGGAGACCGCGAGGCTCCTGGCCACACTGACGCGCCACGTCGGCAGAGAAAATGCCATCGGCATGGGAGAGCTCTACGTGCAGGTATACGGTGAGGCGTGGCGCCATCGCATCAACGACACCCGCAAACTCAGGGACCTGATTACCGAACTGCGATACGACGGCACCCTGATCGGCGAGACCCGCAGCCGGCACGGCGGGGGGTATTACCTGGCCCGCAGCCGGTCCGAGCTTAAGGACTTTTTTGACCGCCGCGAGCGGGAGGCGCTCAAGAAACTCTATATGATTTCCAGGATGAAAAATGTCGGCCTGCCGGAGATGCTGGGCCAGCTCAGCCTGGGGTTGAAGGAGCGACATCATGACGCCGCGTGAAAAAGCGGATGCCATTCTACGGGACCTGACGAGGTTCGGGAATTCCCTGCGCATGGTCCGGGAGGACGCCGAGGCGGAGCTGGAGCGCATCCGAGAGAAGTACCGCCCGGAGATCGACCATTTGGAGACTGCGATAAAGAGATTGGACAAGGAGCTTAAAACGCTCATGAAAAAGAGCGATCCGGACATATTCGACGGGGACGAGCAGGTTGCCCTGGATAACGGTCTCTTGCTCCGCACCGAGGCCGAAAAGGTCCGGATCCCGCGTGATGCGCTTGCCCGCATCGAGGCCCGGGGGTGGACCGAGGCCGTCCGGGTCGCCAAGTCCGTTGACCGGGGGGTGGTATCGCAATGGCCGGATGCCCGTCTCGCGGTTATCGGCGCGGAGCGGCGTGCGGTTGTGGAATACAACTACGAGATTCAAACGAATTCCGCGACAAAACCCGGAAAAGACGGAGACGGTTCGGGGTCAGCCCTTGATAATTGACTGAGGTCAAATATCAAGGGCTGACCCCAATACCAATATGTCAAAAGAGGAGAACACTATGAACATCCGGGATGCTCGAATCTGTCCGTCATGTGATGAAGTCTACGAAGGGGACGGGCCCTGCCCGCGCTGCGGCGAGCCGTTCCCCGGGCCGTTCCTCACCCGGTGGATCCCGCCCGTGCATCCGCGGCCCGAATCTGTGGAGACCCGCCGCTCATGCACAGCGAAGCATTGAAAGATCTATGGGAGGCCGTGCTCAAACGCGCCATCCTCGATGCCTGCAGCCGGCATCCCGCCCATGTCTATGCCAGATCGATATGGACCGTCCGCCGGGATGCCTGTGCCTGGATCCTCTGCCGCGACGAGGCACCATGCACGTTCCATTGGGTTTGCGGTGTGCTGGGGCTCGACCCGGACGCGATCCGCGACGCCCTGGTTGAAGGCGGCCATATTTCCGCATGAATCACGGAGGAAGTCGTAAATGAGAATGTCGGTACACGCCCAAGAAAAGTGGGAGGAGCGGGTCGGGGGGCCGATCCCGTCGCCGGAGGAGCTTGCGGGAATGATCGAAGAGTCCGTCCGGATTCAGAAGCCCCGCGATCTCTTTACCCCGCGGGGGTTCCGGGTGCGAATCCTGGCGCTCTACTGGCACCCCGGACGCGGAGTGGTACTCAAGGTGGACCACCTGCGGGACAAGGTGGTGACCGTGCTGAGCCCCAGGGTGGCCGGGAGGCTGTAAATGCGCTGTCCATACTGCAACAAGGACTTTGACCCGCGAGAGGCGACGGCCGAGGCCGAGTGGCGCGAGATAATCGGCCTGCTGCCGGATTTCGGGCCATATTCCAGATTGGCGATGGAGTACTGCGAGCTTTTCGGTGTGACCCCGCTTCGGATCAAGAGTAAAAAGTTGCTTCGCCTGCTCAGGGAAGCGGCCGTGCTCTTTCGTAATGAGTCATTTAAATTTCACAAAAGGCAATATCGCATCAGCAGGACAGGCATTGCCGAGGCCCTGAGAACCGTGTGCAACAAGCATTTCGAGACCCCGCTCGAAAACCACAACTACCTCAAGAAGGTGATGATCGGCATAAGCGAACGCGAGCAGAGAGAGGAGGGCATCCGAAGGGAAAAGGAGCTCCGGCGCAAGGAAGCGTCCATCATGGCCGGGGTGCGCGAGGAAAGCATTACCGCCGACGAGTACAAGAGGCGTGCGGGGATCGAGAGCCTGGCGGCAATGGTCGGGAAGGATATGTAATGCAGAGATCCGTAGAGATAAAGATCGGGGGCAAAACGAGCCCAAAGCCGGGCCAGTGGGTTGTTGTGGATGTGAACGGCAAGGAGATTCCTGCGCGGATCCGCGCGGTCATGGGCGGATATTGCAAGCTGGAATTGTCGAAACACGTGTACCTGGACGGCCGCAGGACCCGGGTGTACGTGGTGAAGCTGAAGGATATTAAATAATGGGGTCAGCCCTTGACATGTGACATTTAAAGCATCATGCCCGCAAGGATTGTGAATGTCACATGTCAAGGGCTGACCCCCCCCTATAACTGATGAGATTATTATCGGGGGGGAACATGAGATTTAAGATGACAGAAAAACCGCACGCAGCAGGCGCAAGAAAGGTGCACGCGCTTTGTGGCGGCGGGCCGGCTACGGATGGATTGTATTTTGCCGGCATCACGTGGTGCGGTGTTGAGAAACACAGCAAGGTCTATTTAGCGCCGACCGACCGGCCGGTAACATGCAAGCGGTGCAAGGCTGCGCTTGCCAAACGGGGTGCGAGTTGTTATGCAGAAAGAAAGGAGATTGAAAACTCCTCATAGAAGCTCTTGAAGCTGTATAAGAAGACTGCTGTATGGCCGGGGTGGTGGAATTGGTAGACACAAGCTGAATACCGCACCATCCAATCGCTGCCGGTGGCCTGGGCGGTGTTAAGGCGATTCAAAACAACCGGCGTCCAGGTTCGAGTCCTGGCCCCGGCCACATTAAATATGTTTGAGGCATGGTTCGGCGACATGGCTGACCGCCTTGATCATGCCACAGCAATCTTTTCCGAGGCATTACCGATGATATGGAGGGAGGCGCAATAAAACGCCTTGACATCTTGGCTGTAAATAATGGGGTCAGCCCTTGACATGTGACATTTAAAGCATCATGCCCGCAAGGATTGTGAATGTCACATGTCAAGGGCTGACCCCTCTATAAACAAAAAAACACTTGACATCTTGTGGTGCATATGTAAAATAGCCACAAGATGCACTGAAAATTATATACGGCCAACTGTAAGGGGTAAAAAGGCCTGTTCATTGCGAGATCCTGTTTTTTATCGAAATGGACAGGTCTTTTTTTTTGGGGGTCATAAATGGACAGGCTGACAAAGATGATCCGGCGGCATGAAGGGTTCCGACAGTATCCATACAAGGACAGCCTCGGGGTGCTCACGATCGGTTACGGCTTCAACCTGGACCACTGGATGGCGTACGGCATACCAAGGGAGGAAGCGGACGCCCTCCTGGGTGTCAAGGTCCGCATTGCCGAACGCGAGGCATCATTCATCCCCGGCTGGGGAAACTGCAACGAGGTCCGCCGGGCCGTGCTGGCGGACATGACATACAATATGGGGATCGCCCGCACGTTGAAATTCAAAAAAATGATCGCGGCCCTGAAGGCCGGAGATTTTTCGGAGGCCGCGGCCCAGATACTGGATTCCAGGTTCGCACGGCAGACCGGCAGTCGCGCCGTTGAACTGGCGGCGATGATGCGCACCGGCGAATGGCAGGAGGCATAATTATGGACTGGAAAGAATTAGGCAGACGGATCGTGCAGGTCGGCGCCCCGCTCCTGGGGACCGCCCTGGGCGGGCCGGGAGGCGCAGCCGTCGGGTCAATGGTGGCCGGGCTCTTCGGGGCCGAACCCGACAATCCGGCCGATATCTACGCAAAAATTCAGACGAACCCCGACGCGGTAGTCCGGCTGCGGGAACTGGAGCTGAAACACGAGGAGGCCCTCCAGGAGATCGCGGTGAAGCGGGCCCAAACCGAGACCGAGCGGGAACTCGGCGTGATCCGGGAAGTCAATCAAACCATGCGGGAAGAGCGCAAAAGCGAACACTGGCCGCAATATTCCTGGAGGCCGTTCAACGGGTTTGCCTTCCCTTTGGCCGTTATATGTATCTATTTTGTCCTGCCTCTGGCTGAAATGCCCGTCCCCGTGGTGCCGCAATGGGTATGGGCGGGGTGGCTAAGCATCCTGGGCGTAAGCGCTTACCACCGGGGCAAAGAAAAACGCGCGGAGGTCGGGGATGCGAACCCCGGCCTGGCGGCGGGAATGATCAATGCGATTCGCGGCAGGTCCTGATGATTGACATGGAATGGAGCCCGAGGACATGGGTGGCTATCGGCCAGATGGTGTATAACATCGTGATCTCCCTGTATTTATGGGTAAGCCGCCGCTATCAGGCAACCAATGAGCGCGTGGACGAGGTCAAGGAAAGGCTGTCATCACGAATTGAAGAGATAGAAAAGAGCGTGGTGAGGATAAGTACGGACATCTCACATATTCCCAGCCGCGCAGAGCTTAACGGCCTGCGGGAAGACATCCGTTACCTCACGAGCGAGCTGGGCGAAATGAAGGGCCGCCTGGGCGGCATCAACCGCGTGGCGGATATCATGAACGAGTATCTCATCAACAAGGATAAGTGACATGGTCAAATTCGCGGAACTCCTGGATGCAGACCGCAGGCTGGTAATCCTCCGGGCCCTGGAGGAAGACCCGGGTTATGACCTCAACGAGTATGTGCTCCAGAGCGTGCTTGAGGCACTGGGGCACACGGTAAGCCGGGATCGTCTGCGATCTGACCTTGCCTGGCTGGAGGAGCAGGGGCTTGTCACAGTGAAGAGTGTTGCGGGCGTGAAGGTCGCCAGGCTCACCGGCCGCGGCTCTGATGCTGCTGCAGGCAGGGCCGTTGTGCCGGGTGTAAAGCGCCCAAGGCCGGAGGACTAGAGGTCTAATATGGCGCAGCGATCCAGCATAGAGAGGCTGCCTGACGACATACGCGAAAAGCTCCATGAGCTGCTGCGGGATCCCCGGGTGACACAGCTTGAGGCCGCCAGGAGGATCAATGCGATCCTCGAGGAAGAAGGGCTGCCCGACAGGGTCTCCAAGAGCGCGGTCAACCGCTACTCGGTCAAGATGGAGGAGGTGGGAGCAAGGCTCAGGCAGTCCCGCGAGATCGCAAAGATGTGGATCGGCAAGCTGGGCGCCGCGCCCCAGGGAGAGGTGGGCAAACTGCTCAACGAGATGATCCGGACCCTGGCCTTTGAGATGGTGCTCAATCTCAGTGAAGGCACCATTGAGGCGGAACCCAAGATGCTCAAGGACCTTGCCGTTGCCGTCGAGCGTCTGGAGCGGGCCGCCACGACAAACCTTAAGCGCGAGCAGGAGATACGGGCGCGGGAGCGCGATGCGGCCAAAAAGGACGCAATGGACACCCTGGAAAAGATCGCCGACGAAAAGACCATCCGCGAGTTCCGAAAGAGGTTCCTGTAGTGGGCAGGGCCGGGATAAAACCAAAAAACCCGAACCGCCTTTTCCTTGAGTACCAGGACCGGTGGATCGATGACCGCAGCCGTCTCAAACTCATGGAAAAGTCCCGGCAGATAGGCATCTCCTGGGCCACGGCCTATGCCGCGGTAGAGCGCACCGCGGCACGTGAGGCCCGCTATGACCAGTGGGTCTCAAGCCGCGATGATCTGCAGGCAAAGCTGTTTATCGAGGATTGTAAGAAATTCGGGGGCATGCTCCAGGCAGGCATGAAGGACCTGGGCCTTGTGGTGATTGACGAGACGACCCGCGCATCCGCCTACGTGCTCGAGTTTGCAAACGGAAAACGCATCCATTCCATGAGCAGCAACCCTGATGCCCAGGCAGGCAAGCGCGGGGGCCGCGTGCTGGACGAATTCGCACTTCACGCCGACCCCAGGAAGCTGTGGGCAATCGCATACCCCGGCATTACGTGGGGCGGAAGCCTTGAGGCGGTCTCAACGCACCGCGGAAGCCATAATTTTTTCAACCGGCTAATCCGCGAGGTACGCGAGCACGGCAACCCCAAAAAAATCAGCCTCCACCGCGTGACGCTTGAAGATGCCCTTTCCCAGGGGTTTCTCTGGAGGCTCCAGGAGTCCCTGCCTGCCGACGACGAGCGGCAGGACATGGACGAGGCCGAATATTTTGACTTTATCCGCGCAGGCTGCCCGGATGAAGAGACATTCCGGCAGGAATACATGTGCAGCCCTGCCGATGATGACGTGGCATTCCTGGAATACGACCTTATTGCGGCCTGCGAATATGGCGATTATGAAGACTGGGAAATTGAGCTTGGCGATCCTGTGGATGGGCGGCTCTACGGTGGCCTTGATATCGGCCGCACACGGGATCTCACCGTGCTGTGGGTGCTGGAATCACTTGGAGACGTGCTTTATACCCGCAAGGTAATAGCGCTCAAAAATATGCCCAAGCCTGAGCAGGAAAAGGTCCTGTGGCCGTGGTTTGAGGTCATAGACCGTATCTGCATCGACTTTACGGGTCTTGGCATAGGCTGGGGAGACGATGCAAAGGCAAAGTTCGGCGAATACCGCATCGAGACCGTGACATTCACCCCGAAGGTGAAGGAAGCCCTGGCGTACCCTGTGCGGGGGAAGATGGAGGACCGCAAACTGCGCATCCCCTACGATCCGCACATCCGCGCGGACCTTCGGGCCGTAACCAAACAGACCACCGCGGCAGGCAATATCCGGTTTACTGCCGAGCGGACCAAGGACGGTCATTCGGACAGATTCTGGGCATTGGCCCTGGCGGTCCATGCCGCCGCGGAGCCTGCCGGCCCGGTGGAGTATGAAACCGTGTCTGAGCGCCGTTTCGGCAATACGAGAGGAGCATACTGATGCCCATACTGGACCAGTTCGGGAGGGAAATAAAGACGTCCGCACGGCCCGAGCGGCGGAAGATCGCGGTTGCCTCCATCCGCGACCGCTGGAGCGGATACCCGTCCGAGAAGCTCACGCCCGTGCGGCTTGCGCGCATCTTCAAGGAGGCGGACCAGGGAGACGTATACAACCAGGCCGAGCTTTTCGAGGAGATGGAGGAAAAGGACGCGCATCTCTCCGCGGAGCTGCTCAAGCGAAAGAACGCGGTCAACGCCCTGGACTTCGACATCATACCCTGCGAAGAAGGTCTCAAAGGCGGTAAGGCCAAGTCCGACAAGGTCTGCGACTTCTGCCGCGACGTGATCGGTTCCATGCCGGGCTTTGAGGACGCCCTCTTCGACCTGCTCGACGCCGTCGGGAAAGGCTTTGCCGTTTCGGAAATCGTGTGGGACACGGACGGCGGCCGCGCGGTGGTGGCCGACCTCAAGTGGATCCACCAGAAAAAGCTGATATTTACCGAGACCATGCACCCGCGGCTTATAACCGACGACAGCCCGACGGGCCGGGAGATCCCGCCCTTCAAGGTTATATACCACCGCCACAAGGCGCGCAGCGGGTATGACACCCGGGCAGGCATGCTGCGGGTGTGCGCCTGGATGTATTTGTTCAAGAATTACAGCATCAAGGACTGGACGGCCTTCAGCGAGGTCTTCGGCATGCCGCTTCGGATCGGGAAATACGACCCCGGCGCCAGCGAAGAGGACAAAGACGCCCTGGTGGCGGCCATCCGTTCTTTGGGCTCCGATGCGGCGGGCATCATCTCAAAGAGTACGGAGATCGAGTTTGTCGAG